ATTATTTACGTATCTCAAATCCACCTAAAGCACGTACATATGCTCTTGCTACGTTTTGAGATACGTAAATAATCATATCTTCTTTTCCGTATAATGCGCTTGGAATTTCATCAACAACTTTTCCAAGTTCTGCGATAACATTTGCAGGTGTTACAGTACCTGGTGTTACAACACTTCCTCCGTCTGTTGCGAATTGTGCGTCTGCAAATAATGTAGAAAATCCGTCAAAAGAACCTGCACCTGCACTACCTTGCCAAATAGATTGCTCTGTTGCTTGGGCTACATCTGCAACAACTCGTGCAATAAAGAAATCTGAAAATTTTGGTGGTAAGTTATCGTGTGCAGAAAATCCCATACTTTCTGCTTCCCAATCTGATTGGAATGGTGTCTTACACAATTCAAGGTTTACTTGAAGTTCTTTTGGGTCAAGTATTCTTTCAGTTAAATCAACTTGTCCTGTTGGTGTAAAATCACAACTTGCGTCAACGATTGCAGAAGTATAATCAACTTTCTTAATTACTTCTTTGTCTTTTACGTTTGGTTTAATTGTTACTAAACCTTGATTAAGAGTACTGCCTGATAGTAAAGCTGCGCCGATATATTCGCCTGCGAACTCTCCTGCATATGTGGTAGTAATATTAGTAGTAGTTGCCATAATTAAAATTTAATTTTTATTTATTTTTATTTATTTAGTTTTTGTAATACAATATCGAAAGTCGATAGTTTTTTGTTGTTTGCGTATTTAAAGTTGAATTTTTTAGAATTTTTAGCTTCAGGGTTGTGCTTAATAGGTGCACTTGCAGGTTTGCTTAATTCAGCTTTTAGTTTTGCTTGTTCACTCATTTCCTCAACTTCTTCTTCCTCTTTTTCTTTTGTTTCAACTTCTTTTTCTTCTTCTTCCTCTTCAGGTTTTAGGTCATCAATCATTTTTTTAATTTCCTCTAAAGCGAGTTCAAATTCTTCTCTACTTACATAACCCATATCTTCGGTTTCTTCAGTAACTTCTTCAATTACTTCTTCCGTTTCCTCTGCCATTTTAGCAATAATTCCCTCTTTTTTTACTGACAAACTCAACCCATTTTCCATTTTGTATGTTCCAACAGGCAAAGCAACTTTTTCATCTTCAGTAACTATAAAAACAGGTTGTCCTTTCTCGAACTTATCAGCTTCAAGCAAAGTGCCATTGTCTAATTTCATTTGTTCTAATTTAGTTTCAAGTCCTAACAGCGTTCGAACTTTGTTTAAAGTATCAGTTGCACTCATAATTTAATTTTAGTATTTAACGTTTATATTTATTTATTTTGCGTTTAAGCCTTTTTCTGTATTACAAACCACTCATTTCCGTCATTCCATATTTTTACCCCCTCATATGCTTTATTTATTGATAAAATAGCATTTCCGTCAATTGTGTCTGTTCCATTTGGTGTAATTTCAACTACGGTATTTGCACTAAAAGTGCTGTCTGTAATAAATCTATAAGTTCTGTATTTACCAACATTAAATTCATCTATTGCAGGTAATAAAATTGTTGCTGTTCCTTGTGCGCCTGACCAACTCATTTCTAATAAAAAAGTATCATTATAAGTTTCCTCTGTTAAATCGACAGATAAAGTGTCTGACATTTCAACACTTGTTGGAAAAATAAAATTATTTACTTGTCTTATTTTCGCTTTTTGAGTAACTCCAACTTTCACAACTGCAAATTCTTCCCCACCGTCTAAAATAGTAGTTTGTAGTAATTCAGATATTTTTTTGTTTCCTGCCATTATTCTAAATTTATGTTGTAATTATCTTCTTGTAATATTTTAAATCCGTTTTCTTGTAACAAATGTGGTTCTTCTATTCCTGTAATATTTCCAATTCCTTGCGCTTGTAAACTTCCGTCGCAACAATCTCGGTGGTAAGTATTGTCATCACATAGACAACCTCGCCTACCATTTTTAGGACTTGTCCTACTTGGTGTTTTAAAATTAAATTTTGCCATTAGTTTACTTTTACACAATTAGGAACTTTAACTCCATCTTTTTCTTTCATTCCAATCATTTCTTAACCCTCCCAACAAGGATTGTCGTCATCAAGTTTGTTTTTGTCTATTTCTTTTAGTTTGCTAATCGCCCAATTAACTCCTGCAGAACCACCCCAAGCGTCCCACATTAAACCACCACAACCCTCTGTATATGGTACGTCTTTGTGTTGCTGTTGTCTTTTAAAACTCGCCATTCTTGCAATTGTTTGGCGACTGATTTTTTCTTTTCGACTGAGTTGCCCTGCTCTTGTCCACCCCACCTGCGTTCCACAATTTGTGCCATTTTTTTCTTTAAATTCAATTGCCCTCTTTGCGTTATTTACTGCGCCTTGTGGGTAATCATTATAACTTTCCAATTCCACTTCATTTAAAATTGCTTCAATATCTTGTAATAATTCAACTGCAAGTTCTTCTTCTGTGTTTTCTTTTGGTTGTACTTTGTCAGCAAAATAACCCTCTATCGAAAATCCTTTTACTTTTCCTGTTTTGACATAATCATTCCAAATTTTGTCATTGTCTACTTTGATTGCACCAACCCAACTGCCTAATGGTAAATCCATTCCATACATATTTGACTTGTCATTTTTTTTGTCCTCAATTATCCAACTTTCAACAAGTGTTAGTCCATTTATTTCTAAATCGTGTTCTAAAGTAGCATTGTGTTGCATACCTTGTTTTAGATATAATTGACTTGCTTTTTGGACAGTTTCTCTACTAAAATAAATGTAATATTCTTGGTCACCATTTTTTCTGTAGATAGGTTTGTTTGGTATCAATATGGGTCCAATTAGTATTTTTTTGTCTTTATCTTGTTGCTCAAACTTAAATTCTTGTGATTTTAATGCAACGAAATCTTCTTCAATTGCAGGATATTCCACCACACTAATTGCTTCAACAAAATTATTTTGTTCCTCGTCTAATATCAATTCTATAATTTCCATAACTTAATAACGATTAAATTTTAAATACTTGCACTTTCAACAATATTTCTATCCATAGATTGTGCGCTTGTAACATCATTGGACACCACATATGCTTGGACAGGTTGTTGCGTTTGTCCTGCAACTGCTTCTGCCAATTGGTTTGTTTCACTTGCGCCAACTATATTAAAGGCAGGTGGTGCACTTTCAGGCGAACTTCCACCTGCACTTGCGCCACTACCTGCAGGAGCTTTCCCTGCACTTGGCGACTTTTTATTTCCTTTTAAATCAGAAATCGCTTTTATGGCACCTGCTACAGAACCTGCAATTGATAAACCTGCACTAACACTATTGATACCAATAAATGGTTGTCCAAATGTCAATGGTGAAGCAGCCAACGCTTTGGCATTAGCAATAGCTGTGTTCGATATAATTTTAGATACTGCGCTTACTTGTTCAGTAACTATACCTGCAATTGCCAACGCTTTGCTTTCTTTACCAAATGCACTAAATATCTTTTGCAAATTACCAATAGCGCTACCAACTTGACCAATTTGTGCTTGTCTATTTTCTTCCTCTGCTGATATTGTATCTATTTGGTCTTGTAATTTTTGTTCCTCTAATTTCTTTTGTTCGTCTTTTAACTTTTGTTCTCGGTCTAAATCCTCTTGAGCAAATCCGTCACGCATTTCTTTTAACCTTTCATTCCTTGACCTTTCAAGTTCATCAGTATTTAGGTTGTTTGCTTCAGCTTGTTCAATAAGTGCGTCATATTTTTCTTGTTCTTTTTGTAATTCTAATTTTCGCTTTTCATCAATAAGGTTTGCTTCAGCTTCAGCAATTTGTTTTTGTAAATCTAATTTTGCCTGTGCTTCAGCTTTAAACTCTGCGTTTGCTTCACGTCTTAACGCTTGTTCTCTTCTAGTCAATGCCCTTTTTTTCATTAACTGCTGTGTTTCTAAATTTATAAGTTCTGCTTCAAGTCGTGCCTGTTCCATTTTGTCCTCTTTGGTGGACAATCCTAATGCGTTTTCCTCTTGTTTTGCTTTTACTCGTAATTTGACTTTTTCTATTTCCTTTTTGGTAATTTCATCATCAATTTTTGCAGCGTCTTGGATAAACTTAATTCTTTCCTCTGCACTAAATTTTTCTCTGTTTTCTGCCTTTTCACGAAGTTCGGCAATCTCTCGGTTTGCTTTTTCTCTATCAACTAATAGTTGTCTTTCAACTTTATCGGCTTTGGCTCTTGCGTCAGCAATAGCGCCTGCTTGTTTGACTTCCTTTGCAGTTTCTTTTGCAAATTCTTTTATTGCTTCAGTTGTTTTACCAATAGTGTCTTTTACACCTGTAAAACTATCAACCATACTGCTACCTGCAGATTTGACATCATCAAGCGCACCACCAAAATCGCCACTAAATACCTTTTTTATTGCTTTGCCTAAAAACCCAAAAGTGTCTATTAATGAGGTTATCCTGTTTGTAATATTTTCTTTTAATGCGTCTTTAAAATCAATAAACGCTTGTTTTGGGTCTGTAAATACACTTATTATTTTTTCGCCTACATCTGCTAAAACATCTAAAAATTGGTTTGTTACTGCACCAATAACAGTCATAATTTTGGCAAATTTGTTTTGTCCTTCTTCTGAACGTTTGAACGCTTGGACAACTGCCAATATACCTAAAGCCAATGCACCAATACCACTACCAATAATTGCAACTTTTAACAGGTTAAATCCTTTTATAGCACCTGTAAGTCCATTTTTTAAATTGCTAACTCTTGAAAATAGTCCACCTGTTGCTCGGTCTGCCAATTGAGTTGCGCCTGTGTAATCAGCTTGGTTTTTTGTAGCGTTTTTTACTACTTCATTTGCTTTTCCTCTTGCTTTAGTTAAATCTTTAACTGCAAATTTTTGTTCTTTAATAAGGTCTTTTTGTTTTGCAATCTCATCACGCAATTTTTTTTGTTCCGCAAGATTGTTTTTAGGAACAGCTTTAAGTTGTTTTTCCAACTCAAACAATTCCTTTTCCCAATCATTTGTTAGATTTTTGGCTGTTTCTAATTCGCCATTCAGATATTCAAGTTGTTTGGTAGCTTGTCCTAAATCAACATTTATCTCTATTGTCTTTTCAATTGCCATAATTCCTTTAATTCTTTATATCCCTCTTGGATTGTTGTAGGTAACTTATATTTTCCTTTTGCGATAGCAACGTATTCACTATCACTTTTGAAATCGTATTTTAGTGCGTCAATTATATCGTTTATCATACCAAACAACTTTTTGTTCTCATTTTGCGAACTAAATCGTAATATTTGCTATTCGCTTTGTTAGTGTCTATATTTATATTAACGAAATATGGCAAAACTTTTGTAAATTTATTTTTCATAAATAGGTTTTTCTTTTCGCCTGTTACTCCTGCATTGTGGTAAATTAGGTTTTCGTGCCATTTATTTACATTGTCAGTTGCCCAAGTAAATGCCAATTCACGATTGGTTTTTGTTTGATGACCATTTTTCCAAGCTGTGAAATTTAATGCCCACATATCTGCACACCAAATTTGGATTGGGTGGTGTTTAGGGTTTTCCTTTACTTTTTTTAAATTTAATCTTTTTACTTTAATGTAAAGTTCTTCGCATAAAACATAAA